AGACGAATTCTATCCTGGAGTTAAGCACGGCCGCGGTATATACGCACGTGTAGATGAAGCGAAGGTCATTTTTGGCCCGATCATCAAAAAGATAGAAGAAGTAGTTTATAAGCATCCTGCCTTTATTAAACACGTACCTGTTGAAGATAGACCAAAATACATTTATGAACGATTGTATAGACCTGGCTTAAAGTATCTAGCTACGGATTACACTTCTTTTGAGGCTCATGTCTCTGAGGAAATGTTTAAACAAATCGAGTATTTTATCTATCGATCCATAGTTGGAAAAACTAATTCCAACATGTACCACGTTCTCAAACTAATGGAAATGGTGGTTTCTGGTAAAAACATAATCAAGAACAAATACTTTAATGGTTATATTAACGCACGAAGGATGTCAGGGGAAATGACGACGTCCTTAGGCAATGGTCTCATCAACTATTGTCTTATGAGGTTCGCTTGCCACATTCAAAACATTCAAACCGTAGGTGTAGTTGAAGGAGATGACGGACTCTTTGCGATAGATTCGCAACTAGAGTTCGATCCTGCCGTTTTTTCATCTATGGGCTGTTTGGTCAAATTAGACGTATATTATACGTTGGAGACCGCAGGGTTCTGTCAGAACGTCTTTGACATAAATGAACGCCGTAATGTTGTAGATCCTATCAAAATTCTTTGCAATTTTGGCTGGTGTCAAACTAAATACTTACGTGCTTCTGATAGGACCAAGATGAAGCTATTGAGAGTCAAAGCGCTCAGCATGTTATTTCAATGCGCTGGGTGTCCGATAGTGCACGTATTAGCGACTCGTCTCTTATATTTGACCCGCAGTTATAATGTGGGAAGTCTTTTAGACAAAACGTTCTCCGGATTCTGGGAACGTACTTTGAAATCTGGTATAGAAGCCATGAATGTAACCGAGAAACTTAATATTCCTGTAACTCAATCATCACGTTTGTTGATGGCGGAAAAATTTGGAGTATCGATTCCATGTCAATTGGCCATAGAAGAGAACATTAGATCCTGGAGCCTAGGAGCC